TTCCCAATCCAGCCCCTCTCCTAATCCACTAAGATCTACGTCGGATAGATCGTCTAAGGCATTTGCCTCATCTTCCGCAGCATTTGATGTATTACTAAACACCTCATCAAAAGACATTAATCCTTTAGCTGCTTTAGAAGCTTTTTTAGCCGAGTCCGTTACATCGTTCAACCCTGAAGAAGAATCTGCTAATTTTTTATTGAAAGCTCCTAAATTACTAGTAGCGCCATTAACATCCTTAGGATTCAATAAGTTTCCAGCTTTTAAACCACTTAAGCTAGCAAAAGCATTTTTCACAGAGTTAATAGCTTTAGTTAAATAACCAAACTTAGCAGCCAATCCTAATACTACACCACCTAATACAATTAGCAATATTAATACTGGATGTGTTGCAAGTACCATAAGTTCAGCAGCTAAAAAGTTAACTGCCTTGGTAATTCCAGTAAACATAGATATTAAGGCTTGTCCAGCTAAGGCAGCTAAAGCCTGTGCCTTCCATATTGCCCAAGCCACAGCGCATACAGACAGCGCCGTAATTAGTGCTTTCATAACTGCCTCATTTTCGCGTATACGTTTAGATAGCGCGCCTACAAAATAAACTACATTAGATATAACACCTAAGAAAGTATTAAGTATACCTAATAGTGTAGGGGCAATACCCATGAATACTGAAGCTATAGATATGATAATCTCTTTCAAGCCACGGAATAAAATCATGATATTACCTATGAATATTTTTACTCCAGCCTGTAGATTTTTAGGTATAAGGTTCTCAAATAAAGATCCTGCTCCACCCTTCGATGTAACTTCACGTAACTTCTGCAGTTGATCGCTTACTTTAGATACAAAGGCTTTAATCTTGTTATACAAAGGATCCAACACATCAGAACTGATAATAAGCATGTTGTCTTGAATATTACTGATTAACCCCTTCATGGTAGTAGCCGAATCTTCTAATAAATTACCAAAGCGTTTATTAATACCATCGACTAAAGCATTGATAGCTGTACTAGCAGGTATAGCTTGATCTCCAAGTTTACCTAGCTCTTCTTGTGTTAAACCCAGCTCTTCTTGCAATATTTTATAAACAGGTATACCAGCTTCTGCTAACTGCCTAGCTTCTTCCGCCTTCATAATACCTTTAGTATAAATCTGCCCTAGGGCTCTAGACACCGTTTCAATCGCATCTGCATTACCTTGTCCCGCAGCGGCAGCTAACACTCCCTGTGTTACATATAACAAGTTTTGGGTCTCAATACCGTAAGCTTTTAAACGCTTAGTAGCCTTTTCAATATCAGTCAGATTAAACGGGGATACAGCAGCGACTTCTTTCAATGTAGCTAAAAAAGTATCAGCTAATTGTACATTTCCAAATAGATTAGTATATACCATATCGGCATACTCTAATTGACTACTGAAATCCATAACAGCTTTAGTTGCATCTTCCACACTACCTAAAATAGAATAGATTGATTTAGATACTGCAATACCTTGCACGATTCTACTTACATCTTTGAAGCTGGAACCCATGCTTTTAGCACTAGAAGATACAGACGCGGCAGCAGATGCTACACCTTCCCATTTATTCTTTAGGTTTTTAGAAAATTTAGAAGCCTCTTTAGAAGCTGTATTTAAGCCACTAGTGAAAGGTCTTATATTTATACTAAGTGAGGATACGATACCAGATATATTCATTTAAATTCTCACCCCCTACCACCCTATTTGATCAATATAAGCATTAGGGCTATTTGCTTGCACAGCCCCTTTATTTGCATTTTTTGGATTTGAACCACTTTCAGCCTCTACAAATTTCTGATGTACTTGCAATAAGGTAAATAACTTTCGTGGTTTCATTTTCCATACTTGCTCTTCGGTAAAATGTAACCAGACCATCCCGGCATAAACGATAAAAGGCCAGTCCCATGTAGGGTCTACATTGGAACTGGCATTACCGGGCGTTATTAGTTTGGGGAAATTTCTGCAGCCTCTTTTACAGATGGGAGATCTTGGTCAACAGCTGCCCCGAGAGCTTCAGTTAACCCTTTTAAAGTATCAGCATCAACAAGAGCCCCTACTTCCATCTCTGTGAAATTAGTAGTAGACAATAAACCTGCCCAGAGCACCTTTCTAACAGCTTTGATACTTCCTCTATCAGAAGCTTCGAAAGCAGCCTCTACAGAACCATAAGCTTCTTCTAATTCAGCTAGAGCGTTCAAGTCAAAATTCAACTCATACTCTTTACCATCTTTCAGTGTAATTTTAGGGTTCTTCCCCTTTACATCATTTAATCCCGGCATTCTTTTATCCTCCTAATTTTTTTTTTCTTACACCGTAGCTGTTGGGAACACTACAGCTGTGAACCATGCAGCCATTGTAGCTTCTGTAGCTGTAGAGTAATCTTCATCCATCTCGTATTTCCATGGATATCTATCCTTTGTACCAATTTTGTAAGACTTATTCAACTTTGCAAACTGTCCCGTGATTGTATCACTTTGAAAATTTACAGAATCACCCTTAGTCTCATTATTATCTTCCGGATCAACAAATCTACCTTTGTATAACCATACATATCTGTATTTACCATTGGATTTCAATGATCTGAAACCAATAGCTACCCAAGGCGGTGTATCATTTGAAGCAGAAACTAAACCACCTGCAGTATCAATACCATGTCCTAGTAAATCCGATTTATTCTCTGTACTTAAGTAAGCCTTTTGAATCTCTACTTCAATATTACCTAAAGTAGCAGCCGTTTCAAATGGCCCATCATCTGCAAATAAGGTTTCAATCGATCCGTTAGGATTAATGTTGATTGACATTACTCCAGGAGCTTGCTTTGGTGTACCATATACAGGTGCTGCTGCGGCAGTATCTTCTGTAGTCATGAGGGCATATACCAATTTATCACAACCAATTCTTACCATTTATATTACCTCCTCATCTAATTTAACAGTTACTTTCATATTAAAGCCATAAGTAGTACGCTCCAGTGAATCTCGCTTTATTTTTACTGGTGTATTCACCATGGCTATAATACTAGGCGTAGGTAATAATGAAGATATTAATTCCTCAGAAGCCCATGCCTTATATATTTCCCAGCACTTTTGTCTTGCTACGTTACTATTCAAATCACGTGTGGTTATCTGAATAGAACGATTACTCATTCCAGTATGCCAAATTGGTGCCGTTCCAGTATACTCATTTACACAAATACAAGTACTGGGTGTGTCAGGTTCAAAATCCTTAAAAATGTCAATATCCTTCGCAGTGGCTAGACCTTGCAAAATCAATTTATCGATTATATCCTGCAATAATTCGCTCACACTTTTCCTCCTACTTTATTTTCTTCGATGCGTACCAGGGGGGGGGGGGATTCACTATGCGGAGCTGATGTTCCGCGACGATCAAACCCTTTGTCGGAATAGACGATCAAATTGTTTCGCTATCCGTTGATGTATATGTTCCTCACCCATAGTCATAGGGTCTTCCAAAAACTTAGCTTTCCCGCCATTCGGATGATTCAATGCAAGATCCTCATGTTGCCTAATCATATAATCTTGCAACTCAGCCTTGCTCTTGCTGTTATACTCACCATCGGAACTATAACCGAAGGCATAACTACCATCTGCCTGCTCAGTAATGAATGCCGAGTTGGCTAAGGTATTGGTATCCCTAGGTACTTGACTTAAACTTTCTTGCATAATTATTTCAGCTTCATTACGTACAATACTTCTACGCTCACGCCGCACATTAACCTTTGTTCGGGTTAGATCAATTTGTAATTTACTAGCATCCACAGTCATTGAAATTTTCATAATGCCCCTCTATACATATATTTCCAAATGAGCATATCCAGGCTTGAATGGATCAGGAAAAGCCTGGATATTAATCACTGGGCGTCTATTTAGTATCGTCATGGATATGTCATCATATACTGAGATTTTATCTACATTTATACCATCCACAATGATGGTGCTTAATGATACGACTTCCTCACCTTTTGTGTTTTTCACCATACGTACTTTAGGTTCACTATAACATTTCAAATTAAATGGACTTTTGAAACTGCGCGTACCGTCCACTCTTTTATCAAAAGGGAATATTGTTACATCTTGCCTACATTGCTTTTTAAGTTCTGGATGCATATTCTTCCCTCTTTCCTTTAATACAAATCGTCATGCATTCCTACGTTGAATATAGGGGCATGTCCAGTAGGTATTTGTGGTTGTATGCTACCGTTTGAAAGGCCAGACACAAAGGCATCATACTGCATTTTGTAATTTTTGTACTTATCTGAAGCTTCTACACTTGTTGTGCCTAACTTGAAAGTAACAGCTTGCGCCAGAATAATCAAGATATGCTGCATACAAGTTTTGGCTGCAGCTTTTTGATTCTCGTTATTTAAACTGTATACTCCTTCGATTTCTTCATCAGTCATCAAGGGCTCATCTGCGTTAGTATCACCTATGGTAAAGCGAATCCAGTCAAGATAACTATTAACTACATCTCCTGAGTATGTCCAAGACATAGATCACCTACTTTACAGCTGTAGCCGTTGTGGCTACTTTAACAGCTGGTTTTAAAACCGGTTTAGGTACCGTAGTAGCAGGGCCTGTCGAGGCAGCTGCAGTTACTTTTGGTACATCTGGAGCTACTTTAGCCGGACCACTTGGCATAAGAAGTCTAGCTTCTATAGCGGAAGTATCATGCCCTCTGGCTTGTAGGTAGTCAATCCAGTTTCTATTATGTGTTTGATCTTGTCGCATATCTACAATGTTCCTGCTACCAAGTCTTGACCTAAAGAGCCTGATAGAGGAGGGATCAGTAATTACTGTCCCTGCCTCATAAAGAACACCATGATCTTTAAAAGCTCTAACTACTACAAACATCTTATGCTACAATGTCTGTAAACATCACGCCGAGGTCAGCAGCGATCTTTTTCATATCAAAGGCCATCTCACCTTCAATACGTTCTGTATCCTCACCTAACCAAGGCATAGGAATACGAACAACTCTGTTACCAAATGCTCCAGCGCCTTTAAGTCCCTTCCAAGTAAAGATATAACCAGCTGAAGGTTTCTTAAGTCCTGGATTCTTCTCTGCATAGCAAAGTAATGCATGTTTACCCATAATGAACTTAGTAGATTCCGCTGCACCTTTAGCTGCGCTATTATAGATAGCATTAGCTACATAGAAGTTGTCTACTCCGAGTAGTTCCGCGATCAGAGCTTCGGAGGCAATACCCTTCTGTGTATACTTAATACGATCAATTACGTCTGGATGTACTAAGAGAGCATCTCTTACGTATGGGCTACATACCATAGTGTTTGGTCTGAAGCCTGTAGCTTCCTGCATTGCCGTAGATTCATTTTTTACTACATCTACTGGATCAGACGCTGCTAAGTTCCACTGTAAAGTAGAAGTTCCAGCTACTGGAGAAGATGCAACACCTGCGATATCTTTACCCCAAATACCTGCTTTGAAGAAGGTAGAAGCCCAAAGCACTTCACGTTTGATCAAGAGCTTCTGGGATACGAATTCTGTAGCGTCTTTATCTGGAGTTAATGGTTCATCTGCATTAACTCTTTCCTGCTCGTTTACGTCTTTATGGAAAGCATAAACTCTACAGAAATAAGGATCCGACTGTGTTACATTGTAATCTCCACCAGCAGATTCTGTTCCAACGGCTCTTTCCTGTGCTTCATCTCTTAAGAAGTCAGCACGACTGTAGATAAAATATAAATCAGATTGTTTCTGTACCGGGATCATTGGAAATACTTTATCAGCAATAAAGTTTGATGTTGCTTGCATATATGCGATAGAGATATTTGTTAAGGCCCGGTCAATATGTACTTGTGGTCTTGTTGGCATTGTTTAATGTCCTCCTCTTTAATTTTTATTTTAGTAAGATACTTCCAATAGCTCCGGATACACCACCTACAAGACAGATGCCTGCAAGTTTTCCTGAAGCCAAAGTTACAGCTAAACCATTTGCTCCAACTTCTACTGCTGCCCCAGCAGCTACAGTGCCTCCCAACATAATAAAGGATACACCGTCGGTCATAACATTGCAAGGTTCCCCAATGATACCCGGGGTTTGAATTACACCTACTGGTGTAGTTGCTGCTGTGGCTAATACTAAATTACCATCAGAATTACATGCTCCAAATTTGTAACGATTAGCCTCCATGCTTGCCGCAGGTACTAATGTAATTGCACTTCTTGGTTGTTCAAATGCTACCATTTATATTTCCTCCTTCTCTTACTCTGCTCTCATAGCATCAGTATATGCTTTGTAGAGTTCAGGTTGCTGTTCCATAACTGCCTGAATTGCTTGCGACTCAGTACATTTTCCTTTAACAACAAGATCTTTTGCTGCTTTTTCGATGTTAGCCCAAGCGGCTTCTGTTGTCCCGGTATTAACCCCTTCAGATCCAGCCGAACCAATTTCACCAAAGGCTCCGCCTTTAGCAATTAATACATCAGCAGATTTCATGATGTCCATGAATGTATCTACGGCACCAGCTACACCTTTAATAGATTTACAGAAGTCTAAGACTTTTGTATCTACTTCAGGAATGTTTTTTAGCTCTTTGGTTTTTAATACAATTTCCCCAACAGCTTGCTCTTCCAGCATTTTGGCGATCACAACTTCATTCGCCTTAGATTTAGCTAATGCACTTTCCACTACAGCGCGAAGCTCTGGTGTAAGATTAGCAGCTTTTAGCACCTCTTCCTCTGAGGCTTTTTTAGCTACACTTGCTGCTTCTAATCCAGCGGCTTTATCCTCAGCGGCTTTCTTTTCTGCGGCCATCTTCATTTTGTCTTCTGCGGACATAGCACCTTCCGGCAACTCCATTTTAGCTTTATTAATAGCATCCTGAACTACCGCCTGTTGATCTGCTGGCAAAGACTTTAAAATTTCTTCAAATCCCATTTCTACTCCTCCTTCAACTTTTCTCTTGTACAATTTTATATGGGCATCACTGCATGAACCTTCATCCACGAGTGCTACTTTTGTAATTACTAAATCTGTTAATTTGCTAGACATAACCTACCACCTTTCTATATAGTAGTTTATAATAAACTACATATATAATTTCCTTTCCAACCATGTTCCCATGAAGTAAAAGTGCCCTCGTCAGTTCCGATTCTCACCCAGTTCGCTTCTGTTGATTTTGCCTTTAAGCGTATTTCGATCATCGTCCCATCGTTATTTGTTATATCAATTCTGATAACGATACCAGTCCGACTCGTCAATATTTCCACATCCAGGGCAAAGATAGTATTTACAGGAACATATATCTTTGTCGAATCGACCACAGGATCAAATGTATCACCCGAACCGTCACTGAATTTGATTCGTCCGTTCATTTTATCTTGACTTGGCGTTGACACCCAAATTTTTGAGTCTACCGTTTTTTCGATCGTTGGATATATCGCTTTTAACATAGTGGCATTAATCGAACTGCCCTCGATATCGATAAAAGACTCTCCTTGAAAAGTGTTAATGTTGTATGTTGGTAATCTTCCACAATCACCGGGAAACCAAGCAGATAGTGCATCGTTGAATTTTATTGCGATATATTGCTTTCCGCTTCTCAAATTTTGGGCGTTTATTGTCTCATAGTATTTGGTCTTGTAAAAGTCAACAAGGAAACTATCAAAATTACTCGCTTCGGGCGGAACGTAATCTTCCATACTTTCACAGAAATATCTTCCGTTCTTATCAAATGCATCAAAGAAGTTTTTTGTTAAAGGAGTCATATAATTTTCTTGCGCAGTAACAACGAATACTTCTGAATTACGATAAGTATCAGGATCAATATTGGCCTGTACTTCTTCTATTTTGTGCTCATATACATGGTATTGGAATATCTTATTCTTTTCTAATACGCAAGTATAAGTAAACTCTTTTCCATCTGTGTATATTACAATAGTTGTCTCGCCAGTAGTGGTAGTATCAAATTGTTTGTACGTTGAATTTTTTGCCGGTATCTCTTCTTTTTCTGCCAAAGTCCTCCAATGTAACCCAATTGAAAGATCTGTGAAGTTAAATACTTGTACAATGGACGACATATTCTGGCTTTCATTTACAATAATACATTCATCCAACTTTTCCAGTTTCTTAATCACCTTTTGCTTTTGCCCTGGCGATACTCCGCACTCTTCAGCAATGCTCCTTGCTTGGCCTATTTCCATTGGATCTAGCATTCGAAACCTCCTTTAGGTTGGACGCCATTCGCCTTCAACAAAGACAAATGTTTTTCTTGTATCATACTCCCAATAAGCTGATCCATCAGTTTCTTCCATAGGTTTATCTTCTGCAGAAGTACCATAGATGGTAACACGCCCATCATCTTCACGTGATATATATTTCAAGCTAACACCTCCTTATATGGACGTTCTAGTACCCGAGCCTTCAATCGAAAACATTTTATATATACCGTTTTTTACCTTTGCATAGGCTACCGGATCTGATATCTTAAAGCCTACCCACCACCCTTCAGGTACAATTCCTTCGGGTATTCCCATAGCTTCCATTTTATCTTTTGTAAACATAACGGATTCTACTAACATGCCATTAACTGTGTTAGGAACGTGCATATCATTAGATTCACGAAACTCTAAATTAAACTTGTATACAGCCCTTTCTAGATCCGTAGGATCAATTATATCGCCCTGCCAATCTAATGGCTCCACACCTTGAGCATTTTTTGCTACAGAGGCCCAACCAAAAACTAACTGCTCTTCATCATTGGACTTGGCTATTGGTATTCCTTTGGATAAATGACTTTTCCACTCAGATTCAGCTACAGCATACCGCTGTGCACTTTCTGGATAATCTTTATTGGCTTCCGTAGAGGCCATAAAGCGATTTATAAACGCTTCTTTTGATTCATTACTATTGGGTTTTGGCATATAACCTCCTTTGTTTATTTACAACCCGGCTACTTCATGTTCAAACCATACAAATTCGTAACAAATATCCATAGCTTGTCCAGAAGTATTAGTTAAGGACACTATAACTGGCGTATGTACATCATATCTAGTATATGATATGACACTCGATTCAGCTCCTACGCCCTGCCCAGGCGTACCGGTTCCCGGTCTGTAATCATAATCTATTACACTTCCGCTCGTGTAAGCCGTAATACCTGAATAAAATTTAGCTAACGATACTGTAGGTGATAACCTATCTAGGTTAATCGCAGGCAGCATTACGGGTGTTTCCGTTGTAATAGTAGCACCTTCAATAACTTGTAGGATAATAGGTCCACCTGCATGGGTTAAACGTCTACGTAAGGCAACTATGTGCGTAGCTCCTACACATTTTAAATTTATAGTAGCTCCTGCAGCTATGGTAACTTTTATCCAAGTTTTAAAAGCTACGCCACGTCTAGCAGCTATCTCTGCCCCAGATAATGTGTGTAACCCAAAATAATCATCTACGTCTCTATTAGCACCTTCAAAAGGTTGCTGTACTGCTGCTGTTGACATAATACCTCCTTACTCTTTGGTGGTAATATCTGTTTGTCCTCCAACTGTATCTTGTGTTCCTACAGGCGGAACTACTGTCACGGGTTGCTCCAGGGCTTTTAAAGCATTCTGCTTGGTCTTTTTGTATATTTGCTCCTTTATATCTATTATCTCCTCATCTATTGGAGGTAACGAAGCTATATCACGTACAAAAGACTCGACTTTAGGATCATCTACACCCATACCGACTTTCTGCATAGCTTTTAGTAATTCTGTTATTTCTGTAATGCTAGGGGTTTCCACCTCTTCCGGCATTAACTTAGGATTTACAGTTAAATCAGTAAAGCCATTAAGTTCTAAAAGTCTTGGAACTTCCTGTCTATTGATTGCATCGGCAATACTATCAAGCAGTGTTTCCAGAGAAGAACTCAATAAACTCTTTTTAACTTCAGCTAATGCAAAGGAACCCACTTTATCTGCGCCTAACATTACTATATCGGCCAGGAGTGTAATAGCTATTCTCTGATCATACCTGTTAAGAATCTCACTAGTATCAAACTGCCTTTGAGATCCAGTACTTAGTAATTCTAATTTCCAACCGAAAGGAATTACCACACCTTCACTCTGATCTCTTCGTATAGATTTAACTAGATTTTCAGAGCTATTCTTTAATTGTACTAGATCTGAATCAGCGCTATCCCAGATATCTAATCCTTCTGGAGGACTTAATACAGGCAATCCGGCTAAATCTCTTTCAATACCAATACCTTCAATCTCTTCAATGCGCTTTTTAAAGAACCAGGGACGATAAGTGTTTCGTAGTAAAGATCTGCCATATGGATTACCATAATCATTTTCGGTTTTAAAATGAATAGCTTTACAAAGAGGAATATCTCTCATACGAAAATCAGGAGCTGCTTGCTGTTTTAACGCAAGAACTTCACCTGTAGCTTGATCTATCTCCCAACCATAACAAGTACGCTGACTTCTACTCGCGAATTTACGCCATCCAATTTTACCATCCATATAATTACTGTGATACTGTGGATTTTTTGTATTGCCCATACGTATCTTATATACAACCTCATGGAAGCTCCAACCGTATACCATCATAGTCAGTACTTCACCAATAAACTCATTCCAGCTGTGCTCCATGTCATGCATACAGCTATCCAAAAACTGCTGAGCTTCTATATCCCGAGGGGTAGATCCACCTGCTAAGGTCTTCCACTTTGAGCGACGTATAAGTTGCTTTGACATATAAAGAACAGCACCGATAGTAGGATCATTTTTAGACATTTCTTCATACAATGTACCGGCTTGCGGCCATTGCAGCTGATGTAAGAAGTCATTCCTGACAAAATCACCACTAAAATCATAACCACCGATACCATATTCAGCAAAGCTAAAAGAAGCTTTTTTACTGTCCTGTGTATTATCTCCCATGTTATCTCCTATTCTTTAATTATTTTCAACACTCGACCAATAACTGCCTTCACTGTAGAGAACTATAGGTACTTGTGTTACTTTAGGCGCGTTTTTACTTAAAAAGCCTATTGCCCCTGATATAGCATCCACAATATCATCATGTGCCCCACCAGGAAAACTTTCAGCCTCATCAAAAAAATCAACCTTATTGGTACAGCCTTGATATATCTTAACTTTACCCTGCTCAGATTTGGCACTGAAAGGATTAGCTCTTTCAATCTTATTTCCAGTGCTATTGATACCATCAAAGTCAAATCCCTTAAACACATTCTCTTTATAATGTTCTATGGAGATAATACCAGAACTTCCTGGCTCTTGCTCCATTCTTATCTTTACACGACGACCATCAGCTTTGGCCACTTCAATTTGCTTCTTTTGTGTATCTGCAGGAGCACAACGAAATCGAGCAATATGCTCTATAATATAGATACCCTTGTATTCACTTACTTTAGCTCCTACAGTATAGTCAGGATCTCCTTTATATTTCTTTTTTGCTTTCTCTGGATCGGTGGCAGCCATATCCCAAAATCTCACGGTTCTACGTGTTAAAGGTAAGCTGTCAATTTCATCATACCACTCACGCTTGAACATATTACCCTTACGTATGATAGTCCATACACCATCACGTAAACGTGCACGTGTAACAGGATCCAGCTCATTCAAAGATTCTAAATAAGCTTTCTTATCTATGAAAGGATTATCATTTAAGCCAGCTGATATAAAGATAGCATTCTTACCCTTTGTTTCAGACTTTACAAATCGTTCATATACCCACTGCCCGGAGCCATCATCAGGAGGATTGCTAGCTCCGCGCATACGCAGGGGTACATTGGAGCCAGTTAGTCGTCGCATACGCGAAAACATATAAGTATAGTTGGATTTCGAGATATGTGTTAACTCATCGAATCCAACGAATTGGTACTCTCCACCCTGATAATTATATTTATCATTCTCATTTTCCATATAACCAAACTGTAACACTGAAATAACTTCAGTGTGTGGTCCATACTTCTGTAAGAATTCAAATTTCTTTTCCTTATCTACCCAACGTACGTCTGGAAACCTAAATAGCCATTCTTTACTTCTGTCTATCAAAGCTCCAGGTTTTACTAAATCGGCATACGATTTACGGAAGATTATACCTGAATAGCCTTTAACATCAACATGCTGTAATCCGCACATCAATAAAGCATCAGATTTTCCACCACCGGCTGCCCCACCATAAAAAGCTTCTTTATTATCTAACAACATGAAAGCCGATTGTTTCGGTGTAGGTACGTGGGGAATGTATTTAGTCATTCTAGGTGTTAATAAGCCACTCAATTCAGTCATAACTGATCTGGGTAGCTTTTCTATTGATTTTAAATCTAACGTACCTAATTGAATATCTTGTAAGGCCCTTAAAGCCTCAGGGCTAACTCTTTGTGCCATAACTAGCCCCTCCTATACAATTTAATCTATAATATCCTCTTCTAAGATATCGTCTTCAGAGCCACAACCTTGTGCTTGCGAAAAAGCCCCACTCTGATTCAGCACATGTAAGATGCTCTGAAGATGCCCGATATCCTGCGCATCGGTTTGCGCTTGTTGCTGAGCCGAAGAGAGATTACCAAAATCATTTACTTGCTGTAGATTGCCGTCTGCTCCAACGGCTGTATTTTGATTGATGATATTAACACTTGCACGGCCTGATCCTCCTGGTGAATCACTTCCAGGTTTATCCGGATTAAGTCCTAAAGAGAGCCTTCCAGCTCGCATAGATAAGGCAGCTAAATCTACTGCCACTTTAGGACTTAATTGCTCAGGATGATTTATCAAATAGTCAACAGCCTGATCGAGTAGCTTATTCGACACTTGCGCGTGCTTACTTTCCAAGTTCTCTATATCACGTTGACGGATTAACTGTTTTTCTTGTGTCTTGTAATTATCAAAAGCTTTGGCACGTAATACCCAATGATATGCCTTAGCTAAGACGTTTAGATGCCTTCCGGGCATAAGACATTCCTCGGAAAGCTGCGCTAAGGAACGGCGGCCTACATTAACCACTTCATCCTCAGCATTTGTCGTAGTATTGTAGTACTTCATATCGCGGTACTCTTTAAATAGTTTATAATAGGGTACGGGTTCGCCTTCAAGGCGCTCCCAGAACGGAATTCCTTCAACAACCAGGATTCCATCATCAATGTCTATCGGCACTTTAGCTTGATCCACAATAATATCCGGAACGTCATCCGGTGAATCAGCTTCCATTATTACCTGAAAGATCGCTGTAGGGTCTATATAGGCGCGGACTTGCCCCTGTGTAGCGGGGATACTCATTTGGAAGTATTGCACAAACTCGCTGAGCTTCTGCTGCATAGAGTATTTTACACTGTCCCATACTAATAATTCATTTTCTCTAACGGTTATGGCTGACATACTTCCTCCTTTGCTTTTAGGAACTTTGTGTTGGGTTCCTGTCTATATTAATATAATATGCTAAAAAGCTAAAGAATAAACGACTCTCCGCAAAACCTTCTTTATTATTTTTCTAAAGTTATACTAGTATATTTCCGTGGTGATTCCAAGGAGCTACCGCTGAGGATCACCTTCAGGCCTACGTACCAGGGGGGGGGGCATTCCGCTTTCATGGAGCCTTTAGGCCGGAACCCACGAGGTAATAGGAGCCATGTACGTAACTCATGTTCTTTCTGTTCTTTCTGTTCCGTACGTAACGTTGCATGTTCCGCTAGCTTCCACCCCTGAAGTTACTTTTGCCCCTGTGTGGTTATTTTTGCATCCAGTTTTAGAGGCGCAAAGACTATAGGCATTTCTAGAAATAGTGCAGACATAACCTCAATCACATCTAGAGGATTCTTAAGGGTCAAATTGAGCGATGGCGAGGGCCCTGAGGGGTGGGCATATCTAGGCCCGCGGTCTATGCTTTATTTGGAAATAGGTCTCCAAATAAGGAGCACCAATGTTGCACCAAAGGTCAAGAGGATCTCCAAAGGTCAAGAGGATCTCCAAAGGAGCACCAATGTCCTAGAGGTCTAGAGGTCTAGAGGTCTAGAGGGCTACCACTAGCCCATTGGTATAGGTATAGGTATACCACTAGACCAATGGAGCACCATAGGTATAGGTATAGGTATAGGTATAGGTATATACGTCGTGGTATATACGGCGTGATATATAGGGCGAGGTATATAGGGCGGGGTATATAGGGCGCTCCTTTTAAAGCTCAATGTATTCCGCTTTCACCCCTCGACCAAAGGGCAGAGGTGCACCAAAGGTCACCCCTCGACCAAAGGGCAGAGGTGCACCAAAGGTCACCCCTCGACCAAAGGGCAGAGGTGCACCAAAGGTCACCCCTCGACCAACGCACCACTCCCAACGCACCACGCCCAACGCACCACGCCCAACGCACTTTGCCTATATTGGACGCCGCAGTGTCGTACGGGAACGTGTAACACTTTAACGTCCGGACACTTTCATGTTTCGCCGGATCCAGTGTCACACAGGAAAGTGTAACACAATCATGTACGACTAAATTATAAAAACTGGCGTGAAGTCTACAGTGCGATCATATATAATAATATTATAGATAAATAAATAATATTTATTTATATCACACATCAACCATTTTTAATTCAAACCATCGTTTCGATGGGGAAAGTGAGAAACTCACATGAAAATCAAAAACATTACCACAATCGAGAATTTAGAACTGGAAACCATTAACACTGTAAACAACGAAACCCTTAACAAATCACAAAAAATGAAATTATTGTTTTCATACGGGATTAGTATAAAACAAATCGCGTCGCTGCTTAACGTGCGATACAATTTCGTATACAATGTCATACAAAACCAAGTAATCACCGAGGGTTTAGAGATTCAAGAGTCAGAAGTTTCCAGTAAGAAAGAGTTAGTACGGGAATTGTTTAACGCGGGACACTCTACAAAGTCTATTGCGGTAACCTTAAAAACTAATTATAATTATATTTATAAATTAGTTCGTGAGATAAAAGATGAATCGGTTCCCGTAGTAAACGATCAGAATTCTAAACAAGCATAAGATTACAGGGTTACTCAGAGAAACTGAGTAGCCCTTTACTCTACGAAACTGTAGACTTGAGTCTACTGGCCGCCCCAGTGTCGTACGGGAACCGGTTCCCGTATGAAGCTCTGTCCCTTAGACGCAAATGTAGCCGGAGGCCACTTTCGCACGTTATCCGAGTCCCGTGGGAAACTGTTACACTTTAAAGTGTTAACTGGGGGCGCCGGTGTCGTACGGGAACGTGTAACACTTTAACGTGAGAAACCCTTACTATAAAACCTGTCCAAGTGTCCCGTTAAAACCCCAGACAAATGTTAAGACACACACCTACCCTGCGGTCCCTATAAAACAACCGTCTAATGTTATGAAGGACAGAGGACAGGTAGATGAAGTGGGCCTCAACAGGGCAATAAAAAGGGAACCCTAAGGTTCCCTCTCTACTGCCTATCTTACTGGCTCAATAACTCCTCCCACATTTCCCAGATTTGGATAATTTGTCCCGGTGTATAAATATCATTAAAATAGTTCGTCTTCGTATGTTCCACCAACTTACTATACCCTCCACGAGCCACCTCCGTAAGTATATCTTCTGCCCCATCTATCGGATCGTCCCCATATAAGGTAGCATCCCAGAAATCTGTTAATAGCCTAAACCAAACCCAAGCATCTTCTACTACCGGAGAGTCCTTATATAGTTCTAGGTAAAACTCTACCCAGAACTGTCTAAGTGTTCTAAATTTTTCGATTTCTACGTTGGTCATTACGTCTGCGTCATTGTATAGGATTTTATCGATGGTACCAATAGTTAGATTTATTTCGTTCCGCATTGTTTGTTCCCCCTATAGAGGCCTATTTAAAGGCCTCTCCCAAAACTTCGTCGATAAGTGCCTGATTCTCTGTTATGGAAATAAGTGTATTCGCTAAGTTCACATAATCGTCCTGGTTAAAGTTCTCCCTGATCATCCGTTCATATGTTTCTGGCAACATCCCATCTTCATAGTACCTGTTCATAAAGTCCAGTATACGAAATCCATCTGAGAGACCCTCGAATTCTTCCGGTTCTATATGGGTCTCTATGAATGTGTTTATTAAGTCGTGATATTGTTCCAGTGTAAGTACTAACCGTTGTGTCAATTGATGATGTACTGTACTGAAGCCGTTCATGATAAGCGTATCTACTGCTTCTCTATCATTTTCCCAGTCTAGAGAGCCTATATATTCGATCATATAACTAAGCGCCCTCTTCGGTACTTTCTTAATGTCTATCTCTTTTGTCAGGTCAATACTTCTGATTCTGATTGCCCGCTCAAATGTCTCCCTGTATTGTTCTGCTATTAAAACATACTTCTTTAATTCCCGGGCATCAGTACAATCGAAATGTTCGTTTAAATAAGCCTGATTCTGTGTTTCCCCTAATTTTTCCCCAACCGTTGTGATCCATCTTGATAATTCCATCTTAAATTTCCTCCAATAGGGTACAACCCTGTTCTACTTCATTGTCGTTATCAGTTATTTCCTGATAATAAGTTCCACACACTTCTACTGTATTAAGTTCACATATCTGGGCCTGACAAATTTTTCCCATAGGTCTGTACTTACCATTTATTACCACTGTTCGTACCGCCTGCAATTTTTCACTGTTAAAAAGTAATGTCATATTGTACCTCCTGGGATCCCACTTGGGATCCCTACCTGTAAGATTAATAGTTATGCCTGTTTCTTTTTACTAACTTTTTGTTCTTTCTCTTTTTCCATCTCAACTTCCTTGGCGATCTGTTCCACCCAATCTTTCTTCAACTTATAAACATAATTATAATTCGTTTTAAGTTCTATCGCGATCTCCTTAGTGGTCTTCCCAAGGTCTAATAACTTCCACACTTCATCCTTCTTGGAAGATCCCCTGTTTGTCTCAACTTCGATCCCTTCTACAATTACCATATTCTGGACTACATTATAAACGAAATTATAACGTACATTCATTAACACCGAGATTTGTTTAATCTCTAATCCCATGTTAAAAAGCTCTTTCATTTTCCCACTCTTTGATCCCGTCCCTGTAAGTACACTTGCAATTGCCTGTTCTGTTACTTCCGTTGTTGTTCCATCCATAAGTCTCTTCATTTTGTTCTCTCTTTCTGACCGTGTCGGTCACACTATAAGGTTTTTGTGTTATAAAGATAGGTGGATATGATGTACCCGTGATAATTTATCTTTATAATTAATTATAACATAGTGGGATGTCAAGAAACACCCCCGGGACTGAGAAGTTTTTAAATTTTTATTTCACCGGACCCCCATCTGGAACTTGGTCACCTGTTAAAACG